GGCTTCGTCGCGCAGGAACATCTGGTTCGGGGTGATTTGCGGCGAGGAGACTGGAATCCAGTAGACCGTGCCGGTCGTGGGTAGCGTTCCCTCGGTGGTCTCGATGACCATGCCGAGGTAACTATTGGCTGTGAGAAATGGGCCTGCCATGATGGTTCCTTAGTTGCTAGGGGTTGGGTCGGTCGGGGTGACTTCGGGCGCTACAGGGGCTTCTGGGGCGCTCTGTGGGGCTTCTGCCGGTGCTGGTGCTACAGGAGCAGAGGCTACTGCCGTCCAGCGTCCATCGCCAGGGTCGGCGGCGAGGGCGTAGGACTGTCCAGGCTGAGCGACGAGGACGTTGCCGTCTGCGTCTAACAGGTTGGGGTAGATGCGCTCTTGGCTGTCAGTGAAAGTGAACATGGGGCTCCTTACGAGATGTACGAGTTCGAGGCGGTGATTTCGATGACCGACACGCGCACGGTGGAGACCACCTGCGTCACCTGTGCGGATCCGTTGATTTGCTTGGGGTAGTAGACGACTACGTCGATGTCATCGCCGCCGCTTGTGGAGCCTTCGCCCCACTGGAAGATGGGCCCGTTGCCGCCGCAGTTCTTCGAGGCGCGGATGGCGTTGGTGAAACTGTCGATGAAGGCCTCAGCGTCTGCGCCAGCGTCCTCGGTCTTGCGCTTGGTCGAGCGGAAGATGCAGGTGAACACGACCTCGTAGGTGATTTCCTTGCCGCCACCCGTAGCGCCCGTGAGCTCGATGCGCTTCTCGCGCTGGCTCTCGATGTAGGGGTAGACGATAGCGCCGGACTGATGCCCTGGGTCTTCGTTGGCGTAGAACTCGCCCTCAGGCGTGAACTTGGCAGGGAAGGTCTTGACGCTTCCGAGGTTGGTGATGCCTGCGGCGTTGAGGTAGTTGACGAACTGGGTGCGTACTGTCTCGCGGCTCATTGGCGACCACTGATGACCTTGAAGGGCTCAAGCAACACCTCTCCGCGCAGCTCGTCCTCATAGGAGGTCTCGCTACGGGCCGAGATAGCCGAGGGCTCGCCGATGTCGTTGATGACCAGACCGCCCTGACCGCGCTCCTTGACCATCGCCACGATGAAGTGGATGACCGCCTGCTTGATAGCGGCAGGCATTGTGGAGACGTTCACGCCGGATCCGTGGGGGTACTGCGTCGGGCTGGCGAGGGTGATGGTCGTTGCGGTGACTGAGGCGACCGTGACTACCTCGTCGTTCATGCCATCCCAGATGGTGAAGGTCATGCCAGGGTAGAGGCCCAGCGTGTCCGTGACGTGCAGGGTGGTAGCGCCTGCCGTCGAGGTGGCGGTGGTGAAGGTGTTGAACCAGCCGTTGATGTAGGTGTATTGACACCACATGTTCGACTGATACCCCCAGCGAGCCCCAGCGATGCCGAGCGAGCCGAAGTAGAGGCCCAGCGTTGTAGGGGCGGTGAGGATGAACTGGTAGCGGTCGATGGCGACGTTGCTCGATGAGATGGTGATTTCCTGCAGGCCATCGCCTGGGCCCCAGCCGACTTGGATGTCGGTCACTTCGAGGACGGGGGTGTAGGAGGGCGTGAAGGTGATGTTGCCGTCACGGTTTGGGCGATACCAGCCGTTCTCCGTGTTCGAGGTGGCGTTGAGCGTTCCGAGGGGGCCGTAGCAGAAGATGTCGGCCTTGCTCGATGCTCGCTTGATGAGGTCGGAGAGGGCGCGGTCTTGAGCTACTTGGCTTGCGTTCTCGATGAGGTTGGAGAAGTCAATAGCCGAGGCGGTGGGGCTGAACTTGACCTCGTTGAGCGAGACGTACGGCTCAACGATGCCCTCAGTCTGAAAGAACGGTGCAACGACCATTTAAGCCTCTTCTAAGTTTGAGCCGTCGCACTTGCCGCAGTGGTCACGGTAGAGCGAGTTAAAGCCGCAGTCGAGGCAGCGGAAGCCTCGGGCGTTGCGGAAGTTCGTGCCGGCAATAGCGAAGTCGCCGGACTTGACTAGGGCGCGAGCGGTCTGCCCGTCCACATGAAACGTGCCGTCCTTCTGGCGAGGGATTACCGCGCCTTCGTTGACGGTGACTTCTTTGAGCGCGTTGTCGGATCCAACGAGGCGCATCTCTCTCCTTTGCGACTGGGAGGGGAGCAGGGCTAGGGGAAGGGGAGTGAAACCCTAGCCCTGCTCAACCCTCGGGGGCTAGACAACGACGGCGAACAGCCTGTCTCGATGCCTAGCGACTGCTGGCTTTATCAGCCGGTGATGCCGGTGATGATGCCCGACCACGCCGGAGCGCGGAAGGCCAACGTACCGAAGGTGTACGACGAAATGTCATAGGTAAAACCCAATTGCGGCCACTCGATCAGCATCGCGTCCACGACATTGTGCGCCTCGACGGTCTGGCTCACGCCGGAGTCGGGGAACGGCAACTGCTTCTGGTGGATGACCATCGTGCCGGCAGGGATGAAGCGGTGCGTCACGAGGTCGAGCATCGTGCCGGTGGCTTCGTTGGCAACACCCGTCACCATTGCACCGATCGCCACGCCGTCGCTACCAGTCTGGTAGTTGAAGCGGTACGAGGTGCTCGACTGCTGGCTCTGAAGCGCCTTCGACAGAGCGCGGCGAACGGCAGCGCTGACGAAGATGACCTCAGGGTCAGCCATCGTGGAGTTGTAGAGGCTCACGAGAGCGTCCTGGATAAAACCAGCAGGCTCCGACTGCGAAGCGATGGTGTTGTTGAACTGGTACTGGTAGCCACCCGACTGCGCCAACGTGCTGATGAAGCCGTCGTAGCCCGTGCCCGAGTTCGCACCAGCGGCGTACGTGTTGTACGAGCCGTCAGTGGAGGGGTACGTGCCGGTGATAGCGGCGAAGCTCAGCGCCGTAGTGCCCGAGGCCAGCGAAGGCGTGGTGGCCTTGTAGGTCGTACCCGAGACAACGACGTAGATGTTCACAGCAACAGCGCTGTAGGGGATGGTTCCGGTGTAGGTCACCTTGACACCCTGACCAGCAGTTGCGTTCGTCACCGTACCGGCAGACACGCCAGCAGTCTCACCGTAAGCCGAGGAGAGCGTGACGTACACAGCCGACGACGAGGTGGCAGGGAGGCCCGTGCCGGTCGTGTCGTTAGCGGCGGTGAAGGTCAAGCCCGAGGTCGACAGAGCGGTCGAGACGGCGTTCATCATGTTGCGCTCTTCGGCGAGGAAGTGCGACCAGATGAGGGCGGTGTGAGACAACTGACGGAGGTCGGTGTAGCCCTGACCGGCGAACTCGGCCTGGAGGCTGACGCTGTCCGAGAGGCCCTGTTCCACGAACGACTTGACAATCTTGTCAGCGGCGTAGGTGATCTTCGACGGACGGTTCAGCGAGACACCACCGAAGGAGGTGCTAGCCGAGGTCGAGGAGAAGAACGAGGACAGGTTGGCGACACCACCGACACCGGCGTTCGAGACACCAGTGATGCGACGGAACTCAAGCGCCTGGCCCTGAGCCTTGATGCGAGCGATGCTGTTGCGAAGGTACAGTTCCTTCGGGATGAGCAACGACAGGACGGGGTCGAGGTTGTACGGTACGAGGCCCGAGACACCAGAGACCGTGTTGTTCAACGGGCTGGTGAGGGTCAAGTCCTTCTGCAAGTCGGCGAGACCGTCGAGCGAGGACTGCACAGCAGCCAACTGGTCGCCCGAGACAGCCTTCGTGATTTCGCCCTGCAGCTCAGCGATGCGCGATGCAGCCGAGGCAGTCTTGGTGATGCCGGTAGTGGGTGAGAACGTAATCTCTCCGCGCTTGTGAGCGGCGAGGGTGTTCGCGTGGACGGTGCTAAGGGCTGACTTGTAAGCCTCAAAGCGCTTGACCTGCTCGTCCGGCGAAAGGCCGTCGAACATCTGGTCAAGGGAAGGAGCGGCGAGTGCCATGCTGTTTCCTTTGTTAGTGGTTGGTTAGTTCGCTTCCAGGGCCCGAGCGGTGTCGAGGTACTGGTTGCGGAGTGCAGGGTCGGTGATCTGTGCGGCGAGGGCGCGGTAGCGCTGCGCTTCTACCTCACGGGCCAACACTGCGGCTGACTTGCTGGTCTGTTCACGGGTGGCGCGGAGTGCCGGCCCCCCAGGTGCAGCCATTGACTTCACTTCGTCGAGCGCGGCCTTTAGGAGTTCAATCTCCTCTGTCGCCTTGCTCAATTCAGCCTTAGCCGTCATGACTTCTTCAAGGCCCAGCGCCTTGACGATTTCGGAGCGCAGTTCGTCCTTGACCTCGGGGGTCGCCGTTTCTGCGCTTGCGTTCTTGATGAGGTCGGCTGATACGCCGAGACCGATGTAGGCCATCGTGTCGCCTTCTTTCTCTTCATCCCATCCGGTGAATGGGGCTTCGGTTTCGTTCTCTGAGGCTTCGTCAGTCCACCAGCAGAGAAATAGTTCGAGGGTCGTGAGCAGTTCGCGCACGTCGCAGATTTCGTTCTCGTCGCCTGCGACCATCTCGTCGAGTTCAGCCTTGATGGTGGCGATGAGGCCGTTGCGGATTGCTGCGAGGTCAGCCGCGTCGTGCTTCATGTCGTCGGCCTTGACCAACTCAGCGTCTGCGCCCTTCCAGTTGTCAGGAATCAAGTCCTCACGGCCCAGCGCCTTCGCACGGGTCTTGATGTGGGCCTTCGCCTGGGCTGGGTCTTTGGCGCGTCCGATGCTCTGGATGGCGTTGCGCAAGTCTTTTACGCTCTTGATGGGGAAGCCGCCGCCAGGGAGTGCCTGACCAGCCTCAGCCATGTCAGCGCGTTCTGCGTCGCTGTAGTCCTTCTTGGCGAGGTCGGGCTCTGCGTCCTTCATGTCGCGGTTGTCGAGCGCCACGGGGGTCGAGACGCGCTCGGGCTCAGCGAACTCGGAGCGGCCTTCGGGCTGGTGTCCAGTACCACCGCACACGTCGCAGTCGGTCTCTTGGGTGTTGCCCTCGACGTTGGTCTTCTTGCCAGTGCCGGAGCAGGCGCTGCAGACGAAGGGCTCGTCGCGGTTGAGAACCTCGGTACGAACGCCAGGCTCTTCGGTCATTACGGCTTCGGCGTTCAGCGCTGGGCTTTCAGCCTTTTCAATCTCGGTCACGGCTGACCCTTTCACTAGTACGCCGTCTACTGACTTGGCGATTTCGATACTGCACGACGGGTTGGCTGGTCTGTCCACCAGGCTGAGTTCGACGACAGACCCCGAGCAGATTCTTCCGCCAGGCGCTTTGTTGTCCTTGATAACTCGTGCGTTTTTGATGCCGATGGAAAAGCCCGTGTAGATGCCTTCTTCGACCATCTTGGCGGCTTGCTCGTCCACGATTTTAGCCGTGACAACGAAGCCAGAGCCCGTCTGTTCCATTTCGGTAGCCTTACCGATGGCCTTGCTCTGGTGCATCTCTCGAATGTTGCCCAATGCGAACCAGTCTGGCAACGCAGACTTGAGCCACTCGGGGTCGCAGATTTGCTGGTCGAGGTCGAGGGTGTCGTCAGATGCCAGCCCCTTGACATACATGAACCCGTCGGGGCCACGCTTGGCGGTCAGGTTGCCGAGGTAGATGGACTTGATGGTGTCGGTCATGTTTCTCCGTTAATCCGCGACCGCTTCAACCGTACACATACAGTTCGGGTGGTCTGGGGGTGTTAGTTCCTCGTCAAACGAGTGAGGGTTGGCGCTCTCTAGGTCGAGGCACTCGGGGCAGGCGGTGTCGTAGGCGACCCAGTTCCAGCCCGTCGCGCCGCTTGCTTGGTAGGTGTCGAGGGCGGCGACGTTGTAGGCGCGGTTCGCTTCGGTTGAGGCGATAATGTCTCCGCGCGTCGGGTTGTCCACTATCTGCCCGATGACCGTGCCGATGTCGTGGGCGCTCAGGTTATTCGCGATACCGTTGCGCAGAGCCGTCTGGATCCGTGCGAGCGTGGTGTCGTTTATGCCCTTGATGCGGATGCCGACTTGGTTGAGCATCTGCTGGACACGAGGCCCGAGCACTGCCTCAGCGCCGACGTCGGCACTAGCGGCCTCTGAGCCCTGCGAGACTGCGCCCTGGTAGATGAGGCGTAGGACTTGCTCGGGCTCGGTTGGGGCGACCTTGACGTTCGCTAGGACTGCTCCCTGCACTGCCGCTTGGACGAGCTCGGGGCTTGCGTCTTGGGGCACGTTGCGCAGGGCTTGGTCGATGGCAGCCGATACGCCGGAGACTGCGCCAGCGAGGGCGGCAGTCAGCGCCTTGCGGTGCTTCTCAGCCAGTCGCTTTATGGCAGGGTAGTTCGGCAGGTCTTCCTTAGCGGCCTTAGTAGTCAAACCTTTTGGGGTATCGCTTATCTGCGCTTTCAGGAGCTCAGCCTCTTCGGGCGTGTGGTGCTTGAACTCGAAGGCACGGGCGCGAGGCTTCTGGGCAAACTTGGCGAAGGCTTTGGCTTCCTGCGCCTTTAGGTCAGTTTGCGCCGGCCCGCTTTGGTTCGCGCCTTCTTGATTCGTGTCTTGCGCGTCTTGGCTAGTTTGACCTTCGCCGCTTTCTGCAGTGACATTTGGCTGTCCAATCTGTCCAACGGTTTCGCCGGTGCTGTCGGTGGTGAGCAGGCCCTTGAGGAACTGGATGGCGTTGCCGGCGACGATGAAGGGCTCGTCGGCTTCGGGCATGTCGTAGAGCGCCTGGCCCAGTTCGCCCTGTACGTCGTTGAGGGTCTTCTGACCGGAGAACAGCGCCACCTGCAGGGCTTCGGCCTGATCCTTAGCGGTGATGGCGTTCTGGCGGTCTTGCATGACGAACGTGACGTTGAGGTCTGCGTCGAGGTAGCGGCGCGAGAGGGAGTTGACGACATCGACGATGTAGTTCTCCATCGGGCGCGTGGAAACGGTCTCGGAGGACTGCGCCTCGCCTTCCATCTGACCCTTGCCACCACCGAGGCCGGCGCGAGCGATGACACCGAGAGCCGACGGCGACACGCCGAAGATGGCGGCGACACGCTTGATGATGAACTCGTCGTAGTCGGGCTTGAACTTCTCGTCCTGGCTTCGGGTCTCTACGGGGTCGAAGCCGTCAGGGAGCACCTTGATACGGTGGCGCTCGGCTGTAGATCCGGTGAGGCGGTCGTTGAGGACGCGCTCGTATCCTGCCAACTTGTCGAGGGTGAGTTCCATCGAGTTCGTCTTCATCCACGTCATAGGCGTAGAGCCGAACTGATACTCAGCCCTCATCCACGCCTGGCGGTCGAGGTAGAGCGTCGCGGCTGGGATGGCTTCCTCGACGGGGCTGAAGCCGTAGGGCGACCAGGTGCGGCGGTTCTTGACGAACACGCTGAGCTGGTCGGTCTTGAACTCGCCGTACTTGCCAGGCGAGTTGTAGAAGTCGCCGTCGCTGTCGGGGGATGCCACGAACTCGCCGCGAGGGAAGCCCCAGAGGACTTGCTGGTAGGCCGGCATCGGGGGGTGGGGAACGTCGCCTCGGTTGTCCAGCAGAATCTTGATGGTGGGCGCGTCGATGACATCGAAGCCGATGAGAGCGCCGCCGAGGTTGTAGCGAGGGTAGATGCAGAGCTGGTCGTAGACGAACACTTGCCACAGCGCCTCGGTGAGCCACTCAGACCATGAGCGCTCGGACTGGGTGTAGGGGTTCTTCCAGAAGGCGGTGAGGCGGTTGATTTCCTTGCCGTAGCGTTCACGACCGATGCGCGAGGCCTTAGCGTGGGAGCAGTTCTCCTCGTCCATGATTTCGGCGATGCAGGATTCCGAGAGGTCGAATGACCAGTCCTGCTTCACGAGGTCGCCGACACGGATTTCGATGGCGCGGTGGATGATGTCGCACTGCTCAGCGAGCGACTTGAGCACTTGGTAGGGCACTTCCTGCTGGGTGAGGTTCAGGTTGGTGGCGACCTGGTACTCGTACTTTCGAGGCAGGGCGCGACCCGTCTCGTCAAGCACAACGTCGATGGGGGCCGGCAGGAGTGGCGCAGCAGGGCCGAGCATCGCGCCAAAGCCACCACCGTCAGGCGAGACACCTGGGCGCTCCATAGGGATAGCCTGCCCGATGCCCGTGATGATGCCCTGACCGCCGATAGTTGAGTACGGCTCAGACGGCGTGGCGCGGTTGTAGTTTGACGTTCCTAGCGGTGAGCCCGAGAGCCCAGCCTTCACAGCCTCGGCGACGGTCTCAGCGAGTTTCTGGTCTCGTGCCTTGCGGCTGAAGCGGTCTAGAAGCGCCATTTCGTCCTATCGGGGGTAGACCTGTCGGAGGTCGTATTCGTTATTGTGCGCCCCACAGGAGGGGCAGTTGCTAGAGCCTGCGGCGACCGGCATCCCACAGATGACACAGGGCGGCGCTATCTCTTGGAAGAAACGGTCGGCGCTTGAGCCTGCCGCTAGTCCGAGTTCGGTCAGTCCGTGCACCAGAGCGTCGAGGCGGTCGGGCGAGAGGCCGGAATCAGGCAGCCAGGTGGTCATCTGGTCTTCGAGGATGTCGAAGGAGCCAACGTGCGAGATGCGCCCCTGCTCGTAGAGGGCCGCGATGGGGCTTCCTCGGAGGCGCTTGCCCTGCTTGGCGGTGATGCCCTTGTAGGGGGCTGTCGAGAGCACGGAGCGGATAGTGGATTCCACCATGTCGCCGCCCTGGTTCTTCTCGGCGACGATGCGGTCGGCGTTGAAGTCGTGGAAGGCTTGGACTGCCCTGTGAGCCCAGCCAGAGGGCGTGTCACGGCAGGAACGGTCTGCGAGGACGTATCCCCTGCCGTCGGCTCCCTTGCCGACTACCACGATGCCCGTCTCGTCCGATTCCTCGCCGGAGGTCACGGCTGGGTCGATGGCGACCACGATGCGAACGAGCTCGGGGGCTTCGTCTACTCGGGTCTCGTCGATGTCGCTCAGTCGCCAGAGACTGCCAGGGGTGTCGAGGAGGAGTTCGCCGTAGAGTTCTTGTCGACCGAGGCGCGTTCCCTCGTAGCGAGATTTGAGTTCTTCGAGGGCGGCTTGCGAAAGGTTGGCGGCGTTATCGAACGTAGATCCGCGCGTCACCACTACAGAGCCATCCGTGCGAGACATGAACTCGCGCAGGAGTTTGGTCGGGCGTGGCGTGGTGGTGATGATGGTCTGGGGGTTGCCGATACGGAGCGCAGGGGCGAGTCCTGCCGTCCAGGTTTCCTCGTACCTCCACGCGGCGAACTCGTCGAGCCATGCGTAGGAGAGGTTGAGGCCACGAGCACGTTCGCCAGCATCTGCCGAGACCATGTGAATCTTGGAGCCGTTGGTCAGGGTGATTTGACCGTTGTTTCGGTTGTATTGCTCTAGGGCTCCGCTAGGCAGGCTCTTGATGATGCCCGAGGGCCCTTCGACACAGGTGCGCCGAACGTCCGTGAAGGTCGGGGCCACCACTGCGCACTCGATGCCAGGCTGCGACATGGCCTTCTCGATTATCCAGCCTGCGCCGGTGAAGGTCTTCCCCCAGCCTCGACCTGAGAGGATGAGCCAGATGCGCCAGTCGCCCTCGGGGGGGAGTTGCTGGGGTCGGGCGTTCTGGCGGTAGCGAGACTTGGCTAGTTCTTTCTGGGCGGCCTCGGCTTTGACTGCACGGGCTTTGAGCTCAAGGGCCTCAAGCCGTTTCAGTTCCGCTAGGCGTTGCTGCAGTAGCGTCGTCATCTATCTCCCCGAGCGTGGCCTCTAGGCGCTGAATCTCGGCTTGGATGTAGTCGAGCGTTATGACCTCGGTGCGTACCGGAGCGTCGAGGCCCATTAGTTTCGCCCTGCGATCCATGATTGCCAGCACTCGGTCGACGGCGAATAGTGCCGACTTCTCACCGGAGAGCGCCTTCTCCATCGCTATTTCGAGCAGGAGGTCGAGGCGCTGGCCTTCGATGCGCCGGAACTCGTCTACCGCTTCGGCAGGGATGGCGGCGAGGGCTCGCTGGCAACGGTTGTAGGCGGTGGCTTTGGTCGTGCCTATCTGGTCGGCGATGGCTTGGTAACTCATCCCCAGCGAGCGCAACTTGAGCGCCTGGGTGTCGAGATGCGCCTGTTCTTCTGTTCGCTCGAATCGTGGCATCGTTTAACCGGCTTAGTGTCTAGTTCGTAGGCACAATGCACCCACGATACCTATCTATCGTCTCACAGTGGTTGCACTGCTGTCAAGGGCAGGTGTAACCCTTTATTTCTTCCGCGCACTTGATGCAGTAAGCCCAGCCCTCAACATGGTCGCAGGGAACAGTCGCCTGCACGTCGGCGATGCGCTCTAGGAACTCGCTAACGTCGGCCCTCATGCGCCCAGCCTGTTGTCGGGCTCTGCGCGTGTGGATCCGTTCAGGCAGTCGGTGGTGTCGCTGAGCTCGTGCGTCCAGTAGTAGCCCTCTAGGGGGTCGTAGGCTTGGATGACGGGCTTGGTGCAGTGTCGGCAGTCAATCATGCTTTCTCCAATTCCTTCTCAGAAACGGGGATGTTTCGCCCCGAAAGTTTTTCGCCGCAGGTCGGGCAGTAGCGCACGTCCTTAATGAACGTGATGCTGACGTGGTTAGTGAACTGGAGGTTTGCCCGAGGGTGCGCCAGGCTTGAGTGCGTAATGGGGCAGGCTGTGGCTGAACGCTCACTAGCGCCTTCTGTGGTCGAGCGGTCACTCATAGCGCCGACCCAAGAAACAGCCCGAGCATGAGCACCAGCACGACGAGGATGGCGACCTGTAGGGCTTCTCGCTCGCTCATCGCTGCTCCGGTCGTAGGTGGAAGGGCTTGGTTGGGCCAGGGGCTTCGAGGCGAGTGCCGCAGTCGGGGCAGAACATCCGGCTCCAATCTCGGGTCACGGGGTTGCCGTCTAGATCCGTGGTGACGTAGGTGTGGGGGCAGGTCACTTGCTCCATCCTTCCTTCAGTGCGTTGGCGACTTGCAGCTCAAGGCCCTCGACGGCGTGTTCAAGGAGCGTGTAGTAATCCCAGAGGATGCCGTTGTAGTAGAGCGCAAAGTATTCCTCGCCGTTCTTGGCGTAGTCAGCGACCCAGAGGCGAGCCGTGGTTCCCTCGTAGGGGTGCGTCAGTTTGATGAACTCCCAGACCATTACTTCGCCACCTTCAGCACTCGGTAGCCTGGCTTGGTCTTGGTGAACTGCGTCGCGAGGTCGGGGTGCGCCTCCTGGAAGGCCTTAGCGTCGAAGGTCTCGGAGGACTTAGTGCTCTTGTAGGTGTAGAGCGTCTCGCCCTCGTAGGTCACGACAGATGCGGATCCGATGACCAGCTCCAACTGCGCACGGAGGCGCTTGAGCTCAGCCTCGGCGCTGTCGACGGTTGCCTTCTGCGCGGCGTACTCACGAACCAGCCCGAGCACGATGTCATCAGCCTCGACCGTCTCGTCGGTGCTTTCGGGGTACATCTTCCCGATTGCGTCGAGGTCGTTGCCCGTCACCTCGGGGGCTTCGTCCAGCACTAACTTTCCCCAGAACTCAGCCTCGGCTTCGTTGAGGTGCTCGATGACCGGCTGGGAATAAGTGACCTTGCGAATCAGCAGGCCGGCTCCACCGTAGAGGCAGACGAAGTGGACGGTCGAGATGCCGGTGACGCTGGCGTAGTGGCATCCCTGCGCCCAGTAGGAGCCAGGAACGGAATCCTCAGCCCAGCCGTCGGCGTTGCCACGTCCGACCATGCCGCCGGTCTTGATTTCCAGCAGGGCCTCGATGTTGATGGGGGCGGTCTGGCTGTCGTGGTCGTTCACCTTGCCGAGTTCCCACTGGTCAAGGTTCGCCTCGCTTGGGCGGCAGATGAAGAAGTCGACGTTGGCGAGTTGGTACGTCTCAGCGCCCTGCAGCAGTACGGGCCACGCGACTACTGCCAGCCCTTCGGCGGCGAGTTCCTGAGCGTACAGCTCAGCGATGGGGCGCTCTAAGGCTTGCCCGATACGGGTGGCGAGGTTGCCGGTGAAGGTGTCCTCGATGCGCCCCGTCTTTTCGGCCCAGAGTTGCCAGGCGCTCTTGTAGGCGTTGAGCCCGAGGATTGCGCCGGCATCGGATCCACCGATTCCGCGTGAGCGCTCCTCTAGCCACTCTTCTCGACTGAGCGAATCAGTCCTTGTGATTACTTTCATGGTTCCCTCCTCAGGGTTAGGTGATGCTTGGATACTACATTACTGCGATGGTGTGACGCTAGTTTGTTGCGGCCTTGATGCTTGACAGCAGGCTCCGCAGTCCGTCGAGGCGAGACTGGGCGGCGCGGAGGGCTTCTCGGGTTGTGGTGAGCCGGTTCTGGGCGATGAGGTAGGCGAGGTAGAGATCCGCGCAGGCTTCGGTTGCGTGGTCATCCACCTGCCCGACCGTCGCCTTCTGGTTCAGGGCTCGGTAGGCGAGGCGTTGCTTGGCAAACTCGGTCTTGTAGTTTGCCTCCGCCTGGGCTGCGTTGTCGCCGGCCTCTGCCATCGTTGCGACGAGCTCAGAGATGGTGTTCAGGCTCTTGGCGATGCCGTCGTGGATGCGCTCAACGGTAATCACAGCGTCCTCGCTAGGTCGAGTAGGTTCTCGGGCTCAGGCTCGGCGATGGTTTCGGCGAGGCAGGTTGTCATGCAGTGCCGGTCGTGCACCCAGTAGGGCTCGATGTTGCGCCCTGGGTTGTCCTCGAAGAAGATTTCCTCGCCGCAGTTCCGGCAGATGCCGCGCTTGTGGTGATTACCAGTCACGGCAGGCTCTTTGCTGGTCGGGGGTCGGCAGGCCGTGTTGGATCCGTAGCGCCACCCAGACCTGTTGCTGGGCGGTTGCCAGGTACGGAGCCTTAGCGAAGCGCAGGCCGCCGTGGTGCTGCCAGTTCCAGAGCGTGATGCCCAGCCCTCCCTCGTAGGTTCCCTGCTGTCGCCAGTTGTGGGTCTCGCAGAGGTAGACACGGTTCCACGCCTTCATGACGGGAGCCGAGACGAGGGAAGCGACGTGGCGCACTACTGGGCGCACGGCAGGCAGGACTTTTGCCTCGACGTGGTGGTGCGGTGCTGGGGATGCGATAAGCACAGCCAGCGCTCCGGTGATGAGTTTCCTCACTTGCCCTCCGTTGCGTCAAGTACCTTGATTACGTCGCAGGGTGATTGGGTGATGCAGGTGGCACACACCGGAAACCATTCCGTGTGCGGTTGAGTCTGGTGCTTCTCTCGTAGGGCTTGGCGTTGTTCGAGTGACAGATTTGTCACAATGCGTCCTTTGTGTTGGTTGTGACATATGTGTCACTGGTGTGTGCATCAATTATGTCAGAGAGTGCTTGGTAGCAATCCCACCATCCCATGTCGTATCCCTTGCGGTGCGCCAGTTCGGTTTCAGTGGGTGGGTAGCCAAAGTCAGTCATGCGCTTGTCGTCGGCTTCTACTTCTCCCTTCGACGGTGGCTTGTGCTTCAGCAGGCGCTCGGAGATGAGTTCTAAAAGGAGTTCCTCGACACGCTTGCTATGCACATCTCGTAGGGCTTGGCGCTGTTCCGGTGTCACTTGCACTCCTTGCCACAGCCGAGGCAGGTCACGGTGTCGCCGTTGCCGTCAATGAGGTCAGCGTCGGCATCACGAAACCAGCCAAACAGTGTCG